TCAGTGAATAATCGCTTGTCGGTGACGTTAACAGCCAACTCACCCTGTACCAATTGACCCGCTGTAGGGACGGCAGTGGCGGTTGCACTGTTCTTAGTAATAATCGTATTTGCCATAAAAATCCTTAGAATGAACCACCGTCAATGGTGTCTGTTTCGGTTATGTAAGTTGAGAGGGTTGATAACAAAGTGCTGTACGTTGTTGCCGCATCACTTGCCGAGGTTGCTGCCGCTGAGGCCGAAGAAGCCGCGTTACCCTCAGAGGTAGCTGCATTAGTCGCAGAGGTTGAAGCCGCCGATGCTGATGTAGCTGCGTTACCTTCAGAGGTTGAGGCCGCTGAAGCTGAGGAAGCCGCATTACCCTCAGAGGTTGAAGCCGCCGAAGCTGAGGAAGCCGCCGCAGACGCACTAGAAGAGGCGTTAGAGGCGCTTGTAGCGGCATTTGAGGCAGAGGTAGCCGCTGCACTCTCTGACGCCGCTGCTGCCGTCTCAGAGGCTCCTGCGTTAGTTGCCGAGGTAGCCGCGCTTGAGGCTGAGGTAGCTGCATTACCCTCACTAACTCCTGCGTTAGTCTCGCTTGTAGCAGCAGCAGAGGCTGATAAACCTGCATTAGTTTCACTCGTAGCCGCGCTTGAGGCTGATGACGAAGCCGCTGAGGCTGATGTAGCCGCATTGGTCGCTTGAGTCGTAGCAGTAGAAGCACTGGTAGCCGCGTTAGTTTCTGACGTTGCTGCTGCCGTTTCACTTGCTGCCGCGTTAGTCTCTGACGTTGCCGCGTTACTTGCAGAGGTAGCTACTGCACTTTCACTAGCCGCTGCATTCGTTGCTGAGGTAGCGGCTGCGGTAGCTGAGTTAGTCGCATTAACCGCTGCGGTAGCTACGGATGCGGCTGAGGTGGCAGAGGCAGTAGCATTAGTAGCCGCTGAATCTGCACTGTTAGCTGCTAAAATTGCACTGGTAGATGCGTTGGTTGCAGAAGCTGAGGCCGCTGAAGCTGATGCTGCCGCTGCAATTTGTGCTGCCTCTGCATCTAGTTGGGCTTGTGTTACCTGCGATATTGTCGCATCGTTGGTGGCATCGCCAGCGCCTCCTATTCCACGGTAGTATGCCATAAATTTCCTTTGTTGAAAGACTCTTGACAAAGCCCTTTAACAAAGGAAGCCCTCCGAAGAGAGCCTCCTTTAGCTTAATTAAGCAGCCAACGCAATAGCGATAGCAGCCTCATCACGCAACTCTTTCACGCCGTACAGCATGTCAGAGGTAAACAATGTACCCAAGTACTCTTGCTTGTACTGAGTCTGTGAGCGTACGCCCATCTGCTCTGCCAACACAAAAGCATCCTTAGTGAACATCAAACCGATACGGGTAGTAGCGGTAGTTGCGGTATCAGCGTTGGTGGTCACATAGACCTTAACACCGTACACGTTGCCGATTTCACCGTTGCGGATAGTGTTACCACCACCAACTTCACCAGTAAAGGCTTGCTCAGTAAAACGAGCCAGACCCATCATGGTGTTACGTGCAACAGGAGGCAGAACCAACACACGACCGTCCATAGGTACGTCTTGATCGTCCAGAGTCTGGATAATCTTACGGATACCTGCGTCGGTAATTGCGTTACCTACGTTAGAGCCATCAACATAAGCCGTTGAGCCGTCACCAGCCAAAACAGCGCCGTCGTAGTCAGCAGAACCGTCGCCACCGTTAGCGCCACGACCCAATTGAATCAGGTCGCCATCAACTTGTTTAGCCAAAGCGTAACCAGCGTCACCTGTGTAAAACTTACGCAGTGATGCCAGAGCTTGAGCTTCCGTGATGTCTTCGATCAAGCGGCTATACTCGTAGTGCTTGTTAACCAAAACTTGCACTTCTGACTCAGTAGCGGCTTGCAGGGTTACTTGCGTAGATGCAGCCTTAACAGAGGCAGAGCCACGAGTGGGTTTAGGGATGTGCAGCGTGTCGCCCTTTTTGCCCTTGAAGGACATTTTAGAGACGAGGTTAGCCATAACCAAGTTTTGCTTGTATGCTGCGATGATTTCGTCTGACCACAACTCAGGGATAAATGTTGATGCTGTGGTATTTGTGACGTGATTACTTCCGAGTGCCATAATAATTAACTTTCAAAATGATTATTTAACCCTTCCTTCTGCGTAAGCCTGCATGATTTCAGGTGCTAACGCTTGATAACGGTCGGGGTCTCTTTGCATGAGTTCTATAATGTCGGAGCGTCGATAGTTTTTCTTACTTGCTGGTTCACCTGAGCCTTTAGTGCTACCAGTCGATGCAGATTTAACCGCTTGCTTACGTTGTACTTGTTCGACTGCTTTTGATTGAGCGACTACTTGGTTTCTTTCTTTCCAAGTAGATAACAACTCATCCGCTGCGTCAATGTCGTAATTGCGGTCTGCTCGAACTAATAACTCTTGCCTCACCTTACTCTTCCCCACCCAATCTATAAATGAGTTATCTTTAATAATCTCACCGTAGTCGGGGTGGTTAGCTTTTAAGGTTGCTAAAATCTCTGCTTGTGCTGAACGTACTGCCATCTGTTCGGCTTGTTGTACCTTCGGGTGCTTTGAAATAGCTGATGCAATTGCTTTCTCAGGGTCAGAGAAGAAATCTACTTCCTCTTCGACATCTGGGGCTTTTTGTTGTTGTGTGACGGTTTGGGCTTTAACAAAGTCATCTACAATCTTCCGAAGTTCCCCAACTTCACTCCCTTGCTTGCCGATGGCTCTCTCGGCCTCTTGATGCATACGAACAATGTCTTTAACAGATTTGCCCTTATACTTCTCAGGAATGTCCTCTTCGTCAGTATTTTCTGGTTCAGGTTCCTCTTCAAGGGTTGCCTGTTCCTCTTCATCCTCGACCGATGAATACTCTTCGTCTTCTTGTAAAGGCTCGTCGCCTTCGTCAATAAATGTTGCCATTAAACTCTCCGTGCTAATAAGCATTGTGGAATATAACTATGTGCTTGTGCTTATTCAGCGGCACTCTTTCGTTCCTGCGCCATCTTCTCGTTTCGCTTCCGTTCCCACTGCATTGCTGCTCCGGGAAAATCTCCGGTCACGCCCTCAAGTTTGACCATAGGCTTGCTAACGATACGAATTGCAGGTTGACCACATACGCCACAATTGGTTGTTCGGAGTTCCGAGTCAATGTAAGCTTCTGATATGTGATCGTCTGAGCAGATAAACTCATAGATGCGTTTAGGCATTTACTTCCCTCTCAAAGTCCTCGTAGCTGTTTTTAATCGCTGACTCGTAAGAGAGAACTCGCTGTACTGCTTCTATTTGTCCTCTGCGAAACCAGAATTGTTTCTCATCTGGGATGGTGGTAATATCCTGAAGTAAATCCATATTGTCGGATATATCTTCTATGTATTGCTTCCAACCCGCCGAGGCAAACAAATCTAATAGGGTTTCGTAATAATCTTGTAGTTCTTTGTCCATCTCTTTATCCTTTCATATTGTGGAGAGATGTTGCAATTATACCACACTTTTATAAATTTGTCAAGTGTTTTTTGAACTATTTTTAGCTTGAACTTGCATTGCTGCGATGCGTTCGTTGCTCTTAATGTCTGCTTCCTTGAGCATCAGATCAGCAATCTTGGCTCGTTTCTGGAATTCAGCGTCATCCGCGTTACCAGCTTGTAAGTTGGTAGAGAGCGCCGCTGCCATCTTAGCTTTAACCACCTCTGGTTCCAGTTGAGCTTCGACTGCATACTTCTGTGCTCGTGCTTGAGCTTCCATCGCTTGAGACTTGAGTAATTCAAGTTGCGCTTGGGCTGTTTGCATTTGCATTTCCATCTGCGCTTGTTGTGCTTTCTGCGCTTCGGGGTTAGGTTGAGACGCTTGTTGCATCTGAGCCATAAGCTCCTCACGGTTAGACAAGCCCATGTTGTCAATAACAGCAGATACCAGCATTGGGTACATTGGGCTATCTTGACCAAGGGTTTGCAACAGTTGTACAAGTTGTGTAACCTCATACTCACGGGCAATAACACCCAGAGATGACGAAGGTACAAACTTATAATCGCTGACAGGGTAATGCTCAGGGTCAAACTGCATGTAACGCCAAGCTGTCTTCTCAATCATAGGGATTAGGAAAGACTCTTGGAAGTTAATCAGGGTACGCTTGTGGCGCTTGATAATTGCACCCATAGACATAGAGACAGCACCAGCAGCAGCGTCACCATTGATAGTACCGGGGATGCCAGCAGCGTCAATAGCGCCAGTAGCCATCTGAACCATCTTCTGCAACTCACCAGCCTGAGCGAAGGTTACCTGATCTAGGTTACCAAACTTAAATGGCTGGAGGATTTCAGCAGGGTTGCCGTTAGTGAGGATGGTCTTGCCGGGACGAATCTCTAGTTTAGCCCCACGAGGCATACGAGAGGCATCCATAGCCATCATTGGGTGGACAGTGAGGGCTAGGGCATCAATACGAGCACGTAACTCAGCATCCAAAGCCTTCTGGCTGTTATAGCCCTTCTCACAGATACCACGACCCCAGAAGCGAGAGGGGACTACATCCCAAGGGAAGGCCACAATAGGGCGATCCTGCATCATGTAGGGGTTCTCTTCGATCTTCAGTAGCTGACCACCGTTGGCGATAACTACAATTACCTCAATATAGCCCTCTTCCTTCTCTTCCTCTTCAGGCTTAACAGTTTTGGACAACTCATCGTCATCCTCTTCCATAATAGCGTCGTTATAGAGGTGCTTAGGGATTAAACCGTAATACTTGGTTAATCGAACCTTATCTTCGTCAAAAGAAGTGAGTTCTTTGTCTGCTTCAATGTCTGAATCAGTACTGGCAGACTCAAGATCAACATCGAAATAGATACCATTTTGAATTCCAATCTCTACTTGGTGTTTAGGGACAAACTCGTCAATCGCAACACCCAAAGCATCCTCAATAGAGGTGGCAACAGGGTCAATCAGGAAGTTCTGTGGTAGAATAGGGCGAAGCTTAACAACAACCCGGTCTTGAGTGGTGACACCTACAGCCGTCATAGCCCCATCCATCACTGGCTGAGTGGCTGGCTTCATCTCCTTGACTTCTTCTAGGACAAGTTCGCCAATACCAGTGCCAAAGACAGCAGAGTTTAGGATACACTCAGCGACAGCCTTGCGGGTCTTGGTGAATTGAAAGTCTTCTGACAATTGCTCACGTAAGAAGGCAATATCCGTAGGGTCTTGGTCTTGACGGTCATCACGGATGTCAAACCACTTACCACGACCAAAGGTAGCCTCCTCCACCTCAGCGACAGATGACTCAACGGCTTGCTGGAGGGCTGGTGAGATGAGACGTGAACGCTCTGAGTCACGGGTTTTGTCCTCTACAGACCAAATACCACGCCATAGACGGTAATACTCGTCAAACTTCTGCTCGTAGTTAGCGTTGTAGTGGTCTCGCCATTGGTCTACTTTGTCAATAACCCAACTTTCAACCTTCTGGTCGCTATACTTTTCGTTATCTTCCATGTTAATATCCTGAAATTGTGTCTAGGTACTCATACTCTTCCTCTTCAAAGTCTAAAACATAGGCTACTTTTGCAAGTTGCTCAATGT